CTCCCACGACGGTCCCCCGGCCCGCCTTCTGCCGTGATCTCAGGCACCCCCACCATGCCAATCGTCGCCCGGATCGATCGGGTTGCCGTGCACGTCGAAGCCCTTGAAGCGCCGGCCGCTGCCACGGTCGCGGTGATCCGTCGCCTTCGTCTTCTCATTGTGGCAGCGCTCGCAAAGGCTCATCAGCCCGTCGAGCGGCGGGAACGGATCGCCGCCCGACTTGATCGCCTTCACATGGTCGACGGCAACGGCCGGCACGGCGCGCCCTCTCAGCTCGCATGCGTAGCAGAGTGGATTGCTCGACAGCTTCGCCAGCCTCAGCCGCTTCCATGTCTTCGTGTTGTAGGGCCAATCAGCCATTGCCGCGCCCTCCCGCTCCCGGTTGTGCTCGACATCGCCACCGCTCCCTATTCCCAAGCCCCTTTGCGGCGTCTCCACTGGCGCTCACGGTCGGCCGTTGGCCTTCCTTGCCGCTTCTCTCAGCCCTGTATTGATCTTTGTTCTGGTAGGTAGGCACGGCCGTGCCCCCACCCCCTTCGCGCGGGCCAACCTCATTCCATGCCTGCCACTGGCGCGAGATGATCGTGATCACGTTCGGCTTGTGCCGTCCGCCCGGAACCGGCCGGTGCTTCACGTCGATCAAGCCAGTCCGCCGCGCCTCACGGATGAAGCGCTTGACGACGGTCGTACTCAGCAAGCCGGCTGATTTGGCGATGGCAGCATAGGACAGGGTGCAGGAGCCATGCCGCCGAACTTCAGCCCGGATCACGGCAGCAACCGCGTTCTCGCCCGGTGTGAAGCGGCAGCGCAGCGGTGGCGGCAAAGCCCCGCTTGCGGACCAAGTCCGGCGCTTCTCACGGCCGCTGTCACGCTCGCCCTGAGTGCGCATCTTCTGTAGCCAGGCGCGCGGACTGTTGACCGTGCGTCGGGCGGCGAAGACATTGCGCCTGAGCTGCACCGCGCCGGACAGCCGCTCGGCCTGGTCATCGTCTAGATGGCCTTCCGCATGGCCGCGCCAGATCAGGCCGGCCACCTGGTCCACACGCCGCGCGGGCACGTCGAAGATGCTCACAAGCATCTGGTCGAAGAGGGGCGCGCTCATCGCGGCACCCCGTTCGCCACGCGGATCGCCTGGACGGCTTCGAGCGCCGAAAGGCCGAACATGCGCTTGAGCGCCGGCACGATCGGACGTGGGCAATTCTCACGGTTTTCCGCATACCAGAGGCCCGCGCGCGTTGCAGCGTCGGCCCCGTTGTGGTAGCCATTTCCCGCGATAGAAGTGCTTTCGTATTCCGATCCGCCGCCGTTCAGGGGACCAGCCTGAGCGGCGGTTTTCGTTTCAGAAAACCCCGGCGAAGGCCCGTAGCGCGGACATTTTGCGGACAGAGACGTTTCGCCCTGCCGCTCCACATGCTCTAAGTGTTTGAAGTTGCTGGCGCACCCGACAGGATTCGAACCTGTGACCTCTGCCTTCGGAGAACGGTTATTCATCATCAAACCCCTTGCGACGTAAGGAAAGAGCGGCAAACAACTTGCCGTTTTCTGCCGATTTTCGGCGTGGTAGCGCGGACATACTGCGGACACGTCAGTAAGCCTCCGCTGCATGGCGCTGATAATCGGGATGGTGGTGGCCGTAGACGTTTTCCAACGTCTCGACGGTCATTCCCAGGAAGCCGGACAACTCCCACTTATTGACGCCAGCCTGCATGCCCCAGGTCGCTCGCGTGTGGCGCAGAACGTGCGGCGACACGCCGTCGAGGCCGGCACGCTGGCACGCGCCGGCAAAGCTCTTTTTCGGGTCGCGCACGGGCTTGCCGCTGTCATGAATGACAAGGCCCGTATCAGAGCCGCGAAGGCGCGCGCGGCGAAGATGCGCCAGGAGCCGGCGCGGGATGCGCACGCGCGGCCGTTGCTTCTTCGTGCGCCGCCGGCCGACCGGGTTCCAGTCGATCAAGCCCGCGTCGAGGTCGACCTGTCCCCAGCGCAGCGACAGGATCGCCTCTTTCCGTGCGCCAGTGTGAAGCGCGATCAGGATGAACAGCGGAAGGTAGAGCCTTGATTTCTTCGACCGCAAAGCGGCCAGCAAGAGGCGCGCGGCTTCGTTCTTGGTCAGCCAGCGTTGCTTGCTGTCCGGGCGCTCGGGCAGATGCACCACGACAGTGCGCGTCAAGCGCCCCTCGGCATGCGCGTGATTGATCGCGGCTCTGAGCACGCCCAGCTCGCGGCGCACGGTGCCGTTCGATCGCGCACGCCACTTGTGGTAAGCCTCGCACGTCTGCCGCGTGACGTTCGCGACCGTGCGACCTTCCCAGAAATCGGCAAGCGGCACGATCGCATAAGCGATGCGCTCGCTCGCCATAGCCTTCGCGCCCTTTTCCTCGGCATAGTCCGCCAAGGCGTCGGTCAGGAGCACCTCATGGGGATCACGCGGCCCAGCTCGTCGCTGCCGTCCGTGGAGGAACTCCGCGAGCGCGATTTCAGCTTGTTGCCGATCTGCCGTGCCCGTGCTGCGCTCCCGGCTGCGACCGTCCTCAGTCCAGACGATGTAGAAAGAGCCTCGCTTGTCGAGCCAGCGAAGGCGGGGGCCGTTGTTTCTTCTTGGCATGACTTCACCGTGTTCTCCGCGAGGAACCTTTCCCATGCGCCGTCAGGGATCATCTTCCGTGAGCCGACCATGATATATTCGAGGCCGGAACGAATGAGCGCGTCGACCTGGTAGCGCGACAAGCCTTCCGTCTTCTGGAATTGCTGGATCGTGCGCAGCGCCATCGTCAGCTCCCCGTCTTTGCCGTGATTTCGAGGAAGCGGTTGCGGCCGTCGCGCGTCTGCTTGATGCCGTCGATGTTCCATTCCGCCCCATCGTGGTCGAGCGTGTCGGTGTGGTCGATCTGGCGCGTGATCGGCGTCGAGCGCACGACGAAGCGCGAAAGCAGCGCATTGCCGATCGTGCCCGCCGCATACTTTTCCGCGTCGGAAACGTCGATGCGGTTCGCCCAAACGGTGGCGAAGTCCGCAACCTCATAGATCGGTTCGTTGAACGGGTTGTAGCCGACGATGGTCAGTCGCCGCACCGTGATCCGCCGGTCAAGTTCTCCGATCGCGGGCATGGCTATTCCGCCTCCCCCGTGCCCGTTGCAGGGTCGCGCGCGTCGATCGGCGTCATGTTGAGCGGCGTAAGGAACTCGTCGCCACCGTCGATCTCCGGCATGTTCTCCCAGCCGCGGATTTCGTTCGGGCTGAGCCAGCCCCATTCGCGGCCGATGCGGTAGCTCTCGTATCGAGCCTTCATATCGCCGCGAAGCAGGCCGGCAAGATCGTGCTCGACAAACAGCGTGCGGCGGCTCTCGACGGGTAGCAGCGCGACGTTCATGGCCTGCTCGACGCGGCGCGCCATCGGTGCCAGGCAGCGCACGACAAGGGCGCGGCTTTCCGCTTCGACATTGGAATAGGTGCCGTGATCGAGGATCCCGGCGACAGTCGGCGGAACGCTCCAGATCCTGCAAATGTCGAGATTGGTGAGCTTGCGGCTTTCGAGGAACTCGGCATCCTTCGCCGTCATCGAAAACGATTTCCACTCAGCGCCGCCGTCGAGCACCATCACGTTCGACGTGACGGTGTTCGCGTTGATCTTGCTGGCGAGCGCCGCAAGCGCGCCCTCTTTGCCAGACGGCCCCAGCGCGTTCGGGAAGACCAGCGCGCCGGACGGCCGGTTCCCCTTCGCCGCGAGGCCCGCCGCCGTGTCCTGTTGCGTGAGCGCCAGGTTGAACGTCTCGCGGGCGAGCTGGATAGGCGAAAGCCCCATCACGCCGTCGCGGGCGAGCCGGTAGCGCAGATGCAAAATCTCGTCTTGCAGGTAGATGCGCAGCCGGCCGTTGCGATCGGTCACGCGGTAGCGCAGCCGGCCGCTTTCCAGCCGCTCGACGGCCACTCGGCCGGGGTCGAGCGGGTGCAGCGCCGTCACCTGCCCGCGCGGGTTCCAGTCGAGCGCCGCATAGGCGTTGCCAGAAATCAGCAGGCTCGCAATCAGCATCTCACGGGCTTCGAACGCGGTCATGACGCCGTTCGGCATGTCGTGCAGAACGGCGTAAAGCGGGTGATCGGTCGCCCGCTCGCGCCCGCCGTTGCCGGCGCGCCGGTAGACGTTGAGCGGCACGGCCGCGAGCGCCTGAGATATGATCGCGATGCACGCGCCGGCCGTGGCGAGGCCGCTGGCGCGGTGCGGATCGACATAGGCGCCAGTGCCGCCGTTGAGGCCGAACCATTCGGCAATGAACGGGTCATCCGACTGGATGCGGGTTTCAGCGGCGCGCGTCTCGCGGCCAAGGATGCGGTCAATCCAGCTCATCGGGAAAGCTCCAAAAGCTTCAGCGCCCGCTCGGCATAGCGCCGGAAGGGCGCGGCGGTTTCGAGCGAACGCGCGTGAATGACGGTCCCGTCATAGGCCGGCCAGGCCAGCACGACAGAGATTTCATGCAGCTCGACGGCGCGCAGCTCGCGGCGGTCGCCGTCGCGGTGCTCATCGATCGCCGTGAAGCCGAACGACATGCCGCCCAGGTCGCCGCGTTCGGCCAGGGCGAGCACGTCGCGGCCGTGCGACGTGTCGGGCACGTCGAGGTCGAAGGACAGGCCGCGCGTGTCTTCCGCAAGCCTGAGCGTGCCGGAACGGGTGCGGGCGAGCACGCGGCCCGGATCGTGGTCGACAAGGGCGAGCACGTCGCCCCGGCTCCTGAGCGTGGCCGCGAAGGCCCCGCGCGCGATCGTCTCGACAAAGCGCCCGCCGATCGTGGCGGCCTGGTCGAAGGTCGCGGCGTAGCCTTCCAGCTTGCGCCCCTTGGCGCGGATTTCCACCGCGAGCGCACGACGTTCCGGCTTCATAGGTGCATCTCCCGGTAAGGCTGAATGAGGCGGTCGACGCCGATCTCCACCGCCGCCGTCTTGGCGTCGGACACGGCTTCGCGGTGTTCGTAGAAGTGCCCGACCAGCATGAGCACGGCATGGTTGACGGCCGGCGGAACCGGATCGGCTTCCATGTCGACGCCAATGCTGGCCAGGTGGTCGCTTGCCGCCGCGATCATGGCAGCGATCGACACGTCATCGTCGTCGTGATCGACGCGGCAATGGGCTTTCGCGGCGGCAAGGTCGACCATCGATCAAATCTCCGCGTAGCGGAACGCTTCGACGTGGCGCACGGCCACGTCGGCGTCGAGGAAGGCGTGCAGTAGCGCGCCGCCGTTCGATGCCACGTCCGGGTGATACGGGTTCAAGAGGATGTCGACGGCGGACCAGTAGCCGATGACCAGCTCGCCCCACTGTCCATAGATCAGCGCCGACTTGTCGCCGCCGCTGCCGATCGTGGTCGGAACCTGCGTCGAGACTTCGACGCGCTGCCCGTGGAACAGCTCCGACGCGGGAATGACGTGATCGTCATTGTCCTTGATCTTCCGGGTCGCCTTCATCACGGTCGGGTTCGTGAGGAACGCGGCCGTGCCGGTCACGTCATCGATTTCCAGCGCGGAAATCAGGTTCGCCGTGGTGTCGGAGAAGTCCGTTTCCGTCGTCTCTTTCAGCACGCCCGTGGTGTTGAGGATGCCAAGCGGTTGAGCGTTCTGTCCGCTGCCATTGATCGCGGCCAGGTCGAGGCCCTGAGCGAGAATGAAGCCCAGGTCGCGGCGCAACAGGTCTTCGATCGACGCGCCCGACTGGAGCATGAGACGACGCGACAGGCGATATTCGCCCGTGATCGTCTTCGGCCCCATGCTCACCTTGTCGAAGCCGGCGGCGCTGCGGGTCGCGTTGCCGTTCTCCTGCACCCACGTCGCCGTGCCCGACGATGCCAGGTTCGGCAGGTCGAGGAAGCCGGTCAGGTTCGCCATCACGGTCGCGCCCATCGACTGCACCTTGAGCGCCGGCCGGAAGCGATCGGCCACGGCCGCGAGCTGGGTGGCGACGGTGTAGCCGCCGGCCGGGTCGCTGCCGACCGTCTGTGAGCGGGTTTCGCCCAGGAGGATTTCGGTCGGAACGGCAAGGTGGATGCCGTTGCCGGTGCGCTGCTCGCGGCCCTTGGAAAGCTCCTGGTGCACCTCCGCCTCGCGGCCGGTGAGCCGGCCGGTCATCGCGCCGTTGATCGCCGCCGACAGCGAATAGTTGCGCAGCTCGTGGCGCATCTCGCCTTCGCCGCCGACGCGCTCGCCCGTCGCCTCGAGGCGTTCATAGGCCGCGAGCTTTTCGGCGCGGCCAATCTGTTCCTCGAGCGTGCGGGTTTCCGTCTCGAGCGCGGTGAACTTCGTCCGCTCGCCGTCATCGAGGTCGCGGTTGTCGTTCATCGCCTTGTCGTTCATCGTCCGCATTTCCGCGATCTTCGCGGCGCGCTTTTCTTTCAGGTCGTTGAGTTTCATGGAAAAGGTTCCTTCTAAGGGACTGGACTGTCTCTCGACGTTCAATCTGGTTTCAGGGTCAGGCCACCGGAGCGGTGCGCGGGTGGGAGAGGATCACGGTCGCGCCGATCGGCGTGGCCGCGCCATGCGTGCCGGTGAAGTCGGCAAGCAGCTTCGCGAAGGGCTTGCCGCCGATGTAGCCGACCTTCGTCACGGTCGCGGCGGCATGCGCCGCGTTGAGCGTCTTCACGATGCCGCCCGCCCCGACGCTCTCGACGCCCTGCACATCGGCGGCCGTGACGGCGGTATAGTCGCCGTCATCTTCGTCGGCATGGGTCAGCTTGAACTCGACCTTGTTGGAGCCGGAAAAGGTGATGCCGCCCACGCCGACATGAATGGCGAAAACGGCGCTGTCGAAGCCGCGAAGATCGATCGCGGCCGGCGTGTTGTCGGCGTCGTAGGACGCCGCAGGGATGGCGATTTTCACGCCCAGGTTGGAAATCAGGTCACGCATGGCTCGGTCCTTCTGTGGGAAAAGCCGCCGTCACGGCGGGTTTCAGGGTCCATCGGGCCGGCCATGCCGGCGCTGGGATATGCCGCCTCACGGCGGGACATCACGGCGCACATGATGCGCCGCGAATTGAGGGTGAGGATAAAATTCCTGTGGATTGTCATTCGGCGTCCGGTTCCGTGCTGAACGGGATCGCCTCGCCATATTCGATCGGGGACAGAAGCTTGCCGTCGTCGGCGGCTTCGAACTCGACATGTACGAAGGCACGGCCGGCACGTTCGCTCATCGTCTCCGCGACCGCGCCCAGGTCGAGCACGATGACCGGCCCGGCATACTTCGCATCGGAGGAGCTGCCGGAAAACGCCTGGTCGAGCGACACATGCCACTCGTGCGAGCCATCCGCCCACCAGATGAAGAAGCGAGCCGGGATCACGCGCCCATGGCCGCGCTGGCGAAGCACCTGCCGGGTCAGCCAGTCGGCTTTGACGCCCCATGTGCCGTCCGCGCCCTCGGGCAGCTCCATGCCCGCCGCCTCGGCAATCTCCTTGAGCTTGGCCTGCACGGCCGGGTCGGGCTTCGGCCGGTGGTCTTCCGGCTCCCAATCGAAGGTGCGCAGGTGATCGCCCTCATAGGCGTCGACCGTCTTGAGAGCGTGCCAGAGGATGCCGATGGCGCACCAGTCCGCGACTTCCTTCGAATGGACCGGCCCGACGCCGCGATCGGCCAGGAGCTTCATGACGAAGACTTCCGCCAGCGCGAACGGGTCGAAACGCGCGTGACCGGCGACCGTCGGGAGGAAACCGCGACGACGCCAGTCACGCTGCATCATGGTGCTCAGGCCGGTGATCTTTTCGACTTCGCCAGGCGTGAAGCTCGTAAGGGTGTATTGGTGCATGTGGCAATCCCCACGGTTCATTTTGTGAGGATTACCACGGTGCGCCAAACGATGCAACTCCCACGCCTCAGCCTGTGGATTTCTCTGCGAAGTGCAGCTCGTAGAGGTCTCGGCAAACCTGCTTCGCCCGTTCGATCTCGTCATGAACCGGACTGGCAATTGCGCAGATGCCCGACAGCCGGCGTGCCGGGTCGTTTTTCATGCCGCTCAGCTCATCGATCGCCTCGGCAAAGCCAGAAATGAGCGCAAGCGCACCTTCCAAGTCGCTGAGTAGATCATAGCGGTCGGACGCCGCCGGCTTCGCCGCTGGCGCGAGGTCTTCGAGCTGGTCGACGCGCGCATGGATCAACCGCGCGCGGTCCATTACATCGGACGCCGCGAAAATCATTTCGTCCGCCCAGGTATCTGAAAAGTGGAAAGTGTAGATGCCCCGTTCGTGAGCGACGGCGCGCGTCGGGCAGAACGCCTTTTCGACCATGCCGAAGGTGATGGACGCCATGCGGGCGAGAGAGGCGATATCGTCCGTTAACCGGACCAACGGCACTCGATTGTCACCGGGCAGGGAAATGCTATTGCTGAGGTCAGCCATGATCGATCTCCTAAGGATCGGTTGAGGTTAGGCTTGAGCGTGGTGTTAGCGCACCATGCTCAAGCTGCTATCTGCTACTCGTTCGCCCAAGACTTGACCGTCACCGGGCGATTGTTGACGACAAGGATCGTTTCTCCGGGCAATTCCGTAATGTATAAACTCGCCCTTGCTTGCCCGATTTCTTCCCATGCGTCGAGCAAAGCTTTCCAAGTGCCCGCCGCCCGGTTACCTTTTTCAAGTATCCTCAGAAGTTTCTTGAGATGTATTGATCCGAAACCAACGGTCTCGACATCACGGAGGAATACCTCTAGTTCATAAGCTTCGTTCTTACCCATGCGCCCTCTCGGCTAGTTGCAATTTGGGTAAAATAGGCCGAACTTTGTAAAAGTCAACAGACTTTTCAGTTGTGGCTTAACTTCTACGCCATCAGCTCCGCCAGGCAGGCCGGCAGAGCTTCCGGCTCGTGACGTTTCGAGATGCTGAGCGCCATCGCCAGCGCCACAAGCCCGTCGATCCGGCCCGCCGCCTTCGACTTGTCGAGCTTGCGCCCGCCGGCCGGGTCGCGCGTCACCACGGCGTTCGCGGCGCACATGTTGAGCACCGGGTTGCCGCCGTGCCGCAACAGCTTTTCGGCAACGCATCGTTCGAGCATGTCGACGGCCGGCGAGAAATCCTTGAAGCCCTGCCCGAACGGCTGGAGCGGCAGCGCCGCGCCGATCAGCCCCAGCTCGCGTTTCAGGTCTTCTATGCGCCAGCGGTCATAGGCGAGCGCCTGCATGCTGTAGCGCGAAGCCGCGTTCGCCAGCACGTCCGCGACGAAGCCCGGATCGATCGTCGCGCCCGGAATGAGCGTGATGTGCCCCTGTTTCGCCCATAGATCGTAGGGCACGCGGTCCTCGTTCGATCGGTCCTCGATGTTGGCTTCCGGCATGAAGAAACGCGCCAGCACGTCGTAGCGGCCCTTCTCGCCCGGAAACACCATGACGAAGGCCGTGAGGTCGCGTGTCGCGCCCAGGTCGAGGCCGGCATAGCACTCGCGGCCGTCGAGGCTGGCAGCGTCGACCGTGCCGCCGTTGGCGTCCCATTCGGCCTTGTGGATGAACCGCGAGACGGCGGACACACGCTGGTTGAGGATCAGGTTGCGGAACGCTGCTTCCTTCGACGGCACAAGCCGCGCCTGCCCAGCCTGCCGCTGCACGTCTTCCAGCGATCGGAAATCGCCGATCGCCGGGTTTGCCAGCAGCCAGGTTTCGGGCTCCCACGGGTCCGCGTCTTCCGGCGCGGCGTAGAGCGTCAGGTGAAACGACGGGTCCACGATGTCGCCGGACTGGACGCGCAAGCCATAGTCGACCAGCTCCGACATGACGGCATGATCCGCCGCCGCCTGAGTGGAAATCACCATCATCAACGGGTTGTCGCGAGCGCCGGTCGCGGTGTCCATCGCGTCGAACAGGGCGCGGTTCGGCGCGCTGCCCAGCTCGTCATAGACGACGAAGGACGGCGACAGGCCCAGCTTGCTCCCGGCGTCCGCCGACAGGGCGGAATAGATCGAGCCGGCCCCGTCGCCGGTCAGCACCTCGATTTGCTTGGTGAAACGCACGATGTTGCAGCGGTCGTCAAGCTCCGGGTGGCCCTGCAGGATCGCCGCCATCTCGGCATAGAGCTTCGCCGCCTGGTCGCGGGTGAGCGCGCACGAATAGACTTCGCCGCGCGGCTCGGCTTCCGGCCCCAGCAGGTGGCAGAGCGCCAGCGCCGCCGCGAGCTGCGTCTTGCCGTTCTTGCGGCCCATGCTGAGCACGGCGGTTCGGACGGGTCGCACGCCGGCCGCGTCCTCGGCGTAGACGGCGCGGATGAAATCGCGCTGCCACTCGCGGAGCCGCATGGTCGAACCGGCCAGCTTTCCGGCCGTGATCGGCAGGTCTTCGCAGAACGCAATCACGCGCGCCGGCCGGCTCAGCCCCGGCACGTCCCATGGCAAAACTTCACGCCCGTCGACCTGCCCGCGTCCCGAAAGCGGCTTCGCTCCTACGCCTCTAAGTGCCATCCGCTTTTGCCCTTCATCCTGCTAAGTCTATGAAACTAAGTATTTTCCGCTC